ACAAAGCCGTTATCAGTTAGGTGTTGATTATAAGCTCAATGAGAATATTTCCGTTGGACCATATGTCGAAACAAGACTTGACGACGATTGGAATGCAAGATATACTATGCTTGCTACTCAGTTGAAAGTTAGCTTCTAACTTAATCTGTGACAGGCCCTTCGGGGCCTGTTTACTTTTAATATCAAATATGTTATATTATGATGAGTAAACCAATTCCAAACTTCTTGAATGTCTTTGAACACAAGCTAGACCGTTTAAAAGACAAGATAAAAGACGAAATACATAAGCCTAAAAAAGATAGATCAAAGAAAGTTCTTAAAGAGCTAGTTATGGAAGCTAATGATCTTAAGCGATTGATTAAACAAATTAAAGGTGATAACGTATCGTTATGCCCACATTGTAGAGGTGTTATATGAGTAAGAACTGGGTGAAAGACATTGCGCAGATGCATGAAAAGTATGGTGTCAATGAGAAAGTAAATCAATTTGATAATGAAAAACTTGTTGAATTTGCACGATTTCGTATTAAATTTCTTGAGGAAGAAATGAATGAACTTAAAACTGCTAAGACAGCTGAAGATGTGGTGGATGCACTGGTCGATCTCTGTGTGGTTGCGATTGGTACGCTAGATTCGTTTGGTGTAGATGCAAATAAGGCATGGAATCGCGTGCACAACGCAAACATGAAGAAAGAAGTTGGAGTCAAGGAATCACGTCCCAATCCTCTAGGGCTACCTGATCTAGTTAAGCCTAAAGGTTGGCGGGCACCTTCCCACAAAAATAATGTTGGTATGTTCTCAAAGTTATTCTAATGAACAGAGCACAAAAGATCCTAAGGATAGGACGTCTCGGTGAAGAGCTTGTTCAAGAAGTTCTAAGTAAAACCGGAGATGTAGTTAATCTAAGTGAGAGCAGATTTGATTCCGTTAAAGACATGATGATTAACGATCAAATCACAGTTGAGGTAAAGACACTAGTTTCAATAAAAAAGTATAATGCTTTTGCTTTGGGTTCTTCTCAATGGAAGAAGTGTGATGAAGTAGATCGATTGTTCTTCGTTGAGATACCTTCTGCAGAAACAGATGCAATTGTACTATGGGAATCATTGAAACCTAGAACATACTTTACACAGTATTTCAACGGCGATACGTGTAGAATGTATACAAAAAAAGATTTACATAAATATGAAAGTGTATATAATACCAACATTAGTAAAGAACTATGTGAATTGTCTCCATCGAAATATAGGTGAAATATGAAAGAATCAGTCAAAGTTCTCCATGAATGTATTGATCTTCAGATGAAGAAGTCTCAGGACTATCAGAATCCAAACTCCAATGTACAACAGGCAATGCATTATCGCCGTGGTATTGATACCATTCATGACACAATTCAAGGTAAGGTTTATCGTGCACAGTCTTTGCTCGAAGCTGCATCTCATGATTCTCCTAACTTTGAGTCCCTTGAAGATACATACAAAGACATAATTAATTACTGTTCATTTGCTGTATCTTGGCTCAGGTATAAGATGGAAGGTCAGAATACTTTTCGTGATATTTTTAATCAGCGAATTAAGCCAACCCCGCAATATGAACTCGATGAAAATCAATCTGTTGAAGATGAACCTTACTTTTCCGATTGCGAAAATGAAAATCCAAATTACATGTGTACTAATTGCGATTGCTGGAAATTGACCAGAATGAGTTGTAGCTAATGAATACAGTTAACAATATACGCAATTATTTCATTGATGCTTTAGCTAATCAGAGTTTTGTTATTGACAAAACTGAAGTCAAAACTATTGAAATCATGGCAGCACAGTTCATAGCTGATGAACCATGTATCTTTGGTAAAGTTGATAATGATTACGTCATGCGTGAACTTGAATGGTATAAGTCTCAATCATTAAACGTCAATGATATTCCAGGCGGTGCGCCTAAAGTATGGAAAGAAGTGGCTGATGAAGGTGGTTACATAAATTCAAATTATGGGTGGTGTGTTTACAATGGAGCTAATGGTAATCAGTATGAAAATGTTTTGAATGAATTGAGAGAACGTCCAAATTCTCGGCGTGCAATAATGATCTATACGCGTCCTCATATGCATTATGATTATAATTTCCTCGGCATGAATGATTTTATGTGTACAAACACCGTACAATACTTTATCCGTAATAATAAATTACACGCTCTTGTTAATATGAGATCAAACGATGTAGTGTATGGATATAAGAATGATTTTGCATGGCAACAATATGTTGCTCTTCAATTATGTGATGAACTAGCTATAGAACTTGGAGATATAATATGGAACGTAGGATCTCTTCACATTTACGAGAGACACTTTCATCTGATCAAATCATAATTCCTAATTGGGATTATAAGTATTGTGAATTAGCTAGACATATTTCAGGTTGGTCAAAAGACCCATCTACTTGTGTAGGTGCTGTGACTGTTGGTGATCATGGACAGATTTTATCTCAGGGATACAATGGGTTTCCTCGAGGAATCCGTGATACATCTAAACGTCTCTCTGACAAAGAAGAAAAATATAAGTACATGGTTCATGCAGAAATGAACTGTATCTATAACGCGTCTTTGAACGGCGTTTCATTGAATGAATCAACACTCTATGTGTATGGACTACCTGTTTGTTCTGAGTGTGCTAAAGGCGTCATACAAGTTGGTGTTAAAAAAGTTATCATATACACACCAGAAGTTTCACTTGAAGAATTTACTGGTAAATGGCTTGATTCATTTACTATAACACAAAATATGTTTGATGAAGCTGAACTGGAATATTACTGGTATGACTCAACTTACATCTAAAGTCATAGTTGTTGGAATCAACCCATCAAACCGACATACACAAATAAAAGTATATAAGAATTCTACTTTTGATAGATTAACAAAATGGATTGATTTTCTTAACATCAAACACTTTTCATTCATTAATTGTTTTAATGAACGTGGTGAATACACTTCTTCAAAAATTGATTACATCAGCCTTAAAAATTGCATAAATAATTCATATAAAGTGCTTGCTCTTGGTGCTTTTCCTTCTCAGGCACTTCAAAAATTAAACATTGAACATTTCAGATTGCCTCATCCTTCTCCTAGGAATAGACAGCTGAATGACAAACTATTTGAACTTTTAATACTTGAAGAATGTAGAGGATTTCTTTATGATTAAAGATGTAGTAATTATGATGGCACGCGGCATTGAAGGTTGTGGTGTAACTAAATTTTCATTAGAACAAAATAAATGGTTTAATAAAAATGGAATACGTTCTACTCTAATTGCGAGTAGTGATAAGAAATGGAGTCGTAAAACCGCTCATGATTGTGAAGATATTCAATCATTTTTATTTGCTAATGATCAAGAAGCAGATGCTATCATTAAAAAATGTAATGAAGCAGATGTAGTAATTATTACATCATTACCTTCTAGACAATATCATAATTCTAAAGGACATCCTATTGGATGTATTGATAACTTTAAGCGCATTCTTTCTTCAATTAAAAAGCCTATAGTATTAGTACAATTGGATCATGCTAGTTTATCTATTAATCGTAATGCAGCATTAGATGAATCAATTAATGCTTCTACTATAATGTTTTCTCTATCCAGATCAAATGATTTCTGTGAACATGTACATGCATTAGAAGGAACAGTAGGACTCTCATCTTTCTTTGATGATGAACCAGTTAATCCTACACCAATCTTTGCGTATCAAGTTGGTTATGATTTTGAACCAACAAAGAAACAATACTGGAAAGACATTAAAGAACAAGATCCTAAGCATCATAAATGGATTGGCCGAACCACTTCGTGGAAAGGCTATAAGCAAATGTTTAAGTTCCATAATAATTTTCTTCAGGGTAACCAGTGTCTTACTACATTTGAAGGAATTGAAAAATCACCTGCATACGTAGACTTTAAACTTCTAAGTGATTTCCATCCTCACATTGTGGACGATATAGACGCAGTTGATATGTCTAATGGTTATGGTGGTCTAGCTTATGTGTTTGGACCATACAATAATAATCAAATGTTAGAGCGTATGTCACGTTGTGGATTTGGGTATCAATTATCTATTCTAGATCAGAAATATATTGAAAACGCCATTGAATACACGCATTGTGAAATCGTAGCAACTGGTGTAATTCCTGTATTTCGTGCAGCTTGGGGACAACGTGCTAAACACCGCACTACTGGTATCCCTTTGATCGAAAGCGTTAATACTGGAACAGTTTGGCTTGATGATAACAATATGCAACCAGCATTAGACCTCATTAAGAAATTAGAAAAAGACGATGTTATGCGTGATGAATATCGTAACATGGCTTATGAATTCTATAAATATCATCAAGATTCAGAGTATATCTATTCTGACATGTTTGAAAAAATGAAGCCTTATATTAAGGATTGATTATGAATATTTTGGTAACAGGCGGTGCTGGATTTGTAGGTTCACATCTGTGTGAACGATTAGTTGAACTTGGACATGCAGTAACATCCATAGATAACTATTCAAGTGGTGGTACTAATAATCATATTGAAGGCGTTTCTTATATTCATGCAGACGTAAAGCATATCTTTTATATAGATATTCCAACAAAATTTGATATCATTTATCATCTTGGTGAATACTCACGTGTAGAACAATCATACGATGATTTAGACACCGTTCTTGATTATAATCTGTATTCTATTAATGCAATTATTAAGTTTGCTAAAGCATGTAATGCTAAACTAATATATTCAGCATCAAGTACAAAATTTTGTGAAGAAAGTGGATCATTGTCTCCTTACGCATGGACTAAGTCAATAAACGTTGATTACGTTAAAAACTATGCTAAATGGTATGGTTTAAACTATGCCATTACGTATTTTTATAACGTATATGGTAAACGTGAAATATCTGATGGAAAGTATAGTACTGTAGTTGCTAAGTTCTTAAAGATTAAAAAAGAAGGTGGAACTACCTTACCCGTGACTTCACCAGGAACTCAACGTAGAAACTTTACACATATTGATGACATTGTTAATGGTTTAATACTTGTCGGGTTGAAAGGAGAAGGTGATCACTATGGCATAGGTTCTCCTGAATCCTTTACCATTTTACAATTAGCCGAAATGATTGGGTTAACACCAACAATGATGCCAGAAGTAAAAGGCAATAGAACAACAGCGGATGTTTTGTCTCAAAAAACAATTGAATTGGGATGGAATGCTAAGCATAATTTGAAAGATTATATTAAGTCACAACTATGAATATTAAACATGCATCTATTATTCCACTTATTGGTGGTGAAACCATAGGATCAATGAGAGCTTTTGGTTCACCGCCAGAGTACTTAATGTCATACAAAGCTTTTAGTAAAAATGATTCCCATGTTGTCAATTATTTCCAAAATAGTATACCATATTATGTTCTAGATGACGATGCAAAACCAGACAAAAAAGTTGATGTTGTAGGATCAGTATGTCCTTGTGCAGGCTTGTCGATGCTATCCAAAGGATACGGTGACGATAATCCCAATAACAAATGGCTATTAGAAACTACTAAATATGTTCTTTCTGAACTTAAGCCTCAAGTGCTGTGGGGTGAAAATGCACCACAACTGATTGGTAAAATCGGTATCAACATTAGAGCACAAATGTATAAGATTGGTCGTGAAAACGGTTATAGCATGACAATCTACAAAACACGTTCTTTATTGCATGGTGTTCCTCAAGTCAGAGACAGAACATTTTATTTTTTTTGGAAAGGCGATCGTGTTCCATTGTTAAATTACTATGAAACACCTCTTACACGAATTGAAGATGTTATTTTGAACATAAAGACTAAAAGCCAAATGGAGCCAATCAATCCAAGAACACCCACTGACGATCCTTATTATAAGTTCGTTCTCCAAGAAATACACGGAGGAATAACACATCGTGAGTTCTTTGATTTAGTTGAATCTGATAAAGAAATAAATCTTGCAATTTATGCACAAAAGATGGGCTACAATTACAAGCAAATAGCTGATTGGATGAATAACCGAGGATATGAAAAAGAAATTAAAAAGTGTATGTATAAGTTTGATAAGTTGAATGATGGAAAGAATGTGATGCAAAGAGTCACAACTGTTCCTAAAGGTTATATCGGTGCTTTTGTAAGTCATTATCCTTTATGCTTAACACACCCGCATGAAGATAGATTCATAACTTATAGAGAAGCTATGTCAATTATGGGTATGCCCGAAGATTTTGAACTATTGAACGCTAAGAGATCTGTTAATCATATCTGTCAAAACGTTCCTGTGCAGACTGCAGTCGATATGGCCACGGAAATACGTGAATATTTGCTTGGTAATAGAGAAATGGTTGACAGCACTTATGTTTTTCAGTATAATCAAAACAAAACACATAAAATTATGGATGAAACAACTTCAACATTAGAAAGGTTTTTTTGATGATTGATTACAAATATAATGAAGATAATGCTTTGGCGGATATAAAGTCTTACATAGACTCAACATATACCCAGCATTATAGTGGTAAGTACCAAGCTACTGATATGATAATCGATGCAGGACATGGTTCTGGATTTTGTATCGGTAATATCATGAAGTACGCAAAGCGGTATGGTAAGAAAGATGGATATAATAAAAAAGATCTTCTAAAGATCATTCACTATGCAATCATCCAGTTGCATGTTCATGATCAAGAACAAAACAATGATGGTGTAAGTTTATCTCTTTCTTCAGACTCTATTTTTAACATCGATTATTCTAAATATTCATCTAAAATCGATGCGTGCTATAAAAACAATATTGTAGATGAATTAACTAAAAAGTGTTATGCATGTGATTGTTGGAAAAGTAAATAAGGAGAAAATTGAATGAGTGAAGAAAATGCACAACCCAACAGTAATGGGTTTCAGGTTAAGGTTCCTGTAGAAGTTCTAAGACAACGTAAGTTGTTTCTTGCTACGCCGATGTATGGCGGGCAGTGCGCAGGTATGTTTGCTAGATCTGTTGCTGATTTGGCAGCACTATGTACACAGTATGGTGTGCAACTACAACTATACTTCCTGTTTAACGAATCGCTGATTACTCGTGCAAGAAACTATTGCTGTGATGAATTCATGCGTTCGGGTGCAACACATCTTATGTTTATCGATTCTGATATTGGTTTCAATCCACAAGATGTAATCGCACTACTAGCTATTCAGGATGAAGCTAGTCCGTACGATGTAATTGGTGGTCCTTATCCTAAGAAGTGTATCTCTTGGGAAAAGATTAAGATGGCAGTAGACAAAGGTGTTGCAGATGAAGATCCAAACCGTCTTGAAAAGTTCGTAGGTGATTATGTATTCAATCCAAAGTCTGGCCAGACACAGATTCCAATTGGCCAACCAGTTGAAGTTTCTGAGATTGGTACAGGATTTATGATGATTCGTCGTCGCACTTTTGAGAAGTACCAAGAAGCTTTCCCAGAACTTTCTTACAAGCCTGATCATGTTCGCACAGAGCATTTTGATGGTTCTCGAGAAATCATGGCTTATTTTGATTGTATCATTGATCCACAGTCAAAGCGATATCTATCAGAAGATTACATGTTCTGTTATAACGTACAGAAGATGGGTTGCCAAGTTTGGTTCTGCCCATGGATGCAGCTACAACATGTCGGTACTTATATTTTTGGTGGTTCGCTAGCAGATCTTGCATCAATTGGTGCGGCAGCAACAGCAGATGCAGGACTTCTAAAGAGAAAGAAGTGAGGTTAATATTATGAAGTTGAGTACAAAGACTCTACAGGTGCTAAAGAATTTTAGCACCATCAATCCTTCGATTATGTTTGAGGCGGGTAATCAGTTAGCTACCATCTCGCCTCAAAAAACAATCATGGCAAAAGCAAAGATTGATGAGACTATTGAAACTGATTTTGGAATCTTTGATTTAAATAGATTCTTAGGTGTGCTATCGCTATTTAATGATCCGAGTCTTTCATTTCATGAAAACTTTCTGAAGATTTCAGATGGAGGTAAGAGTGTAAACTTTATCTTTGCAGATCCAGTCACTATCGTTCTGCCTCCTAAGAAAGAAATCAAATTCAATGATCCTTATGTTTCGTTCACCTTGAGTAATGAAACGTTTCAAAGCGTTATGAAGGGAGCTAACATTCTTCAACTTCCTGAAATTGCAGTAGAAGGAAGTAATGGAAGACTGTACTGTAAAGCAGTTGATGTTAAGAGTCCTACTAATAATTCTTTTGAGATCGATTTGCAAGAAGAAACAAAGAAGTTTAAAATTATTTTTTCATGCAATAACTTGAAGCTTCTAAATAAAGATTATAATGTGATGATCACAAAAGGTATTGCACGATTTGTTTCAACTGATGAAGAAATTGAATATTACATTGCAACTGAAACGTCCAGCACTTATGGAGATTGATAATGATTGAACAAGATAAGAATGAATTGCGTGGTGTACTACAAGAAATCTCAAACTCGATGACAAGAATGGATGCCGAAAAGGAATACATTAAAGAAGCTATGGCTGCAGCATCTGAGAAGTATCAACTTAATAAGAAGTACTTAAGGAAGATGGCTAAGGTGTATCACCAAAATAATTTCACAGACGAAGTATCTGATATGGAGGAGTTTCAAAAGCTGTACGAAACAATTATTCTTTCTTAATTGGAGTTTTACATTATGGTTCGTGATGATTTTTTGTGGTCTCAGGCATATCGTCCAAGGACGGTGTCTGAATGTATTCTTCCAAATGATTTAAAGAATACTTTTCAACAATTTGTAGATAAGGGATCAATCCCTAACATGCTTCTAACTGGTCGTGCTGGAGTAGGTAAAACTACTGTGGCGCGAGCCATGTTGGATCAGCTCGAATGTGATTATATGGTTATAAATGGTTCGATGAATGGTAACATCGACACACTTAGAAACGACATCAACCAGTTTGCTTCATCGATGTCTTTAGTTGGTGGAAGAAAGTATGTTATTCTTGATGAAGCAGACTATCTAAATCCTAACTCAACTCAACCCGCACTTCGAAACTTCATGGAAGAGTTTTCGAAGAATTGCGGATTCATCTTAACATGTAATTTCAAGAACAGAATCATTGAACCTCTACACAGCCGGTGTACTGTGATTGACTTCAAGATTCCAAATAATGAAAAAGATAAGATGGCTTCTCAATTTCTAAAGAGGATCAAATCTATCTTAGAGAAAGAAGAAGTTGAATATGATCAAGCAGCTATCGCACAACTAATCATCAAGCATTTTCCGGATTGGCGTCGAGTGTTGAATGAGCTTCAACGCTATTCTGCAAATGGCAAGATTGATTCCGGTGTTCTTGCAAATGCTGGTGATGACAATATTAAAAAATTAGTAAGCTTTCTTAAAGAAAAGTCATTTAGTAATATGAGAAAGTGGGTAGGTGAAAACAGTGATATTGATACGTCTATGTTGTTTCGTAAGTTGTATGACACTTCTTCTACAATAATGAAACCAGCTTCAATTCCACAATTGGTATTGATACTCGGTGATTATCAGTACAAAGCTGCATTTGTTGCCGATCCTGAAATTAACATCGTTGCTTGTTTAACGATGATCATGACTGAATGTGAATTTACATGAAACCTTTTGATTATGTGAACTCTGTCACAGATAACAAAAAGAACATGATGGTAGGAACAGAGAACGATGAATTAGCTGAGAAAGGATATAACGCTTTTTTAACTAATAAATCATTATCTTATCATATGGATTCTATTTTGTATTCTAATGAAATGAATCATTATCCATTTCTTGACAACAAGCTTCAATATGAATACTATCTTTATGGTCTTGCTAAAAAGAAAAGATTTAGTAAATGGGCTAAGAAAGATGACGATGAAGATATTGAAATAGTTTCACAATGGTACGGTTGTAATTACTCCAAAGCCACTGAAATTCTTAAAATAATAAATAAAGATACAGTGGATTTGATAAAACAAAAATTACAAAAAGGTGGAGTAATAAAATGAATGTAATAGAATCATTAATCAAAGTGGAACTTGCACAGCAGGAAGATTTCTTAAAAATCAAAGAAACTTTAACAAGAATCGGTGTAGCTTCTAAAAAAGATAAAACTCTATATCAATCCTGCCATATTCTACATAAACAAGGTTCATATTACATAGTACACTTCAAAGAACTATTTATGTTAGATGGCAAACCGTCTAATTTTTCAGACGAAGATCGATTAAGAAGAAATACAATAGCAACTTTATTGGAGCAATGGGGTCTTTTAACAATTTCCAACAAAGAAGGATTAGAAGGATTAGCTCCTATTAGTCAAGTAAAGATCTTATCGCACAAAGAAAAAGATGAATGGGAACTAGTTGCTAAATATAATATCGGAAGAAAACGATAACTAGGAGAACTACATGATAAAGTCATATGCTGATTTTATTAGCAAGCAACAAGCCGAACTCAGAGGAGCGGGTTTAGTTGAGTCATCTAGAGTAGAATGGATTCCTAATCCTGAAGCCAAAGTTGGAAAAGATGGCAAAGTTAGCGGTAAAGACTTTGAGCAAAAAATCAAAACCGATGCACCAAAAAAGGAAAAGCCTGAAGGTCACACAGAATGTAAGACATGCGAAGGAACTGGCGAGGTTAAACAGTTTACTGGCAGAGCAAGTGCAGATAAAGAAGGAATGGTGCACGGTCAATACCTAAAACAAGGATGTCGTACTTGTCGTGGAAAGGGACATCGTGACCCAAAAGAAGTTCCTGCCGTAAGAACACCTCTTTCAAGTCGGTTCGATTAAGGAAAAAATATGTTCTATAGAGACGTAGCATTATCATTTTGGTATGCTAATTGTGCTCATTATTTAGATCTTATGGTTAAAGATGAATCTATTAAAACACCTATGAAAAAAATTATTACTGATACATCTGATTATGTTAAAAGTACATCTAAAAATTTAGATAATGTTTTAGAACAATATTCAACATTTTTGCATAAAAAGTTTACTTAATTATCTCATTGTAGTATAAATAATAGTGTCCATGCCTTCGGGGTGGATACTATTATTAACCTTGCTTAATTAGGAGGTCTACAATGACTAAAGTCTATACTACCGGTTATCCAAAAGATTGGAATATAAATTCTTTCTTTGTTGGATACGATAAATTCTTCAATGAAGCTTCTAAGATTCACGATGAATTAGCGAAGCACGTCCCCAACTATCCTCCATACAACGTCAAAAAGATCGATGAAAATAAGTACGTCATCGAACTAGCTGTTGCTGGTTTCTGTCGTTCTGACATCGAAATCGAGTTTGTGGAAGATAAACTCATCGTTCGTGGTGCTTCAAAGAACGACGATTCCAATGATTACTTATTCAAAGGAATCAGCAACCGTTCATTCACCAGGACATTTGCTCTAAGTGATGCAATCGAGATTAAAGGTGCAGAGATGCTTAATGGCATGCTGCAGATCATTCTTGAAAGAATCATTCCAGAGCATAAGAAACCGAAGAAGATTGAGATTAAAGAACCTTCAGTTGTAGCCACTTCAGATAAACAGCTACTAACGGAGGAAAAAAATGTCTAATCTAAAACCTTTTGTACTATGTATTGCATTATGCTTTGTTCCCATTGCTTTTGGCATGTATATGAATGGTGCTGATATTCTACAACAACCAGTAAGAATATCTTAACTCTGCCTATAAATAGGGGGAGGAAACTCCCCCTTCTTTTTTTCTAGGATATCTTATGATAGTAATTACTAAAGATATAATGCAAATTGCTTTTCCCTCTGCTTCAGAGACTACTATCAATAAATTTATTCAACCACTTAATGAAACAATACAAAAATATAAAATAAACATTGTGTATGATATTTGTGCGTTCTTAGCCCATGTGGGGCATGAAACTGGTAATCTCAAACGAATATCTGAAAATCTTAATTACTCTGTTGATGGATTGTTAAAAGTATTTTCTAAATACTTTAAAACAAGAGAAGAAGCACAAAAATATGCAAGGCAACCCATCATGATTGCTAGTAGAGTATATGCTAATAGAATGGGTAATAGTGATGAAGAAAGTGGAGATGGATGGAAATTTCGTGGTCGAGGATTGATTCAGTTAACTGGTAAATCTAATTATCAAAGATTCGCTAAGCATGTGGATATGGAATTAGAAGATGTTGTCTCTTATCTTGAGACTGCAAAAGGAGCATGCATATCAGCAGGTTATTATTGGTCAACACACGGGTGTAATGGAAAAACAATCATTGAAAGCACAAAAATTATCAATGGTGGAACTCATGGCTTAGAAGATAGGAAACAAAGACATGATCGTCTATTGAGGAATTTTTCCACTGCTGTATAGTGTTCATTATATTCGAAATAGTATACAATGCTATTTGTAATGACAGAGTTAGAATATGAAATTTTATACAAATGTAGTACTTCGCGGCGATAATATCTTTTATCGTGGTTATGAATCTGGCAAACGTGTTCAAAGAAAAATAAAATATAAGCCATATGTATTCATTGAGTCTCAGAAACCAGAACAATCAACTTATCAAACTATTTACGGAACAAAAGTAGACAAGCTTGATTTTGAGTCTGTTCGTGATGCTAAAGATTTTATTGAATCTTATTCTAATGTAGAAAATTTCAAGATTCATGGCCAATCACCAAACATGTTCCATTATGTTTGGATGAATGATACGTTCACTAATGATATTCAATATGATCCTACTAAAATCAAAGTAGTCTACATTGATATTGAGGTTGCGTCTGATGATGGATTCCCAGATCCTAACAAAGCTGATAAAGAAATCACAGCAATCTCTATACGATATAGAGATGAAACATTTGTATTCGGTTGTGGTGATTACAAATCAACTAAAGACGATGTAAAGTATGTAAAGTGCATGGATGAAGAATCGCTTCTTAGGTGGTTCATTAGATCGTTCGCAACTATAGCACCCGACATCATCAGTGGATGGAACGTTGAGAACTTTGATATTCCTTACATCATCAACCGTTCGAAACGTCTTCTCGGCGAAGCAGAAACTAACACACTTTCTCCCTGGAATATAATCAACACTCGTCATGTTAGTCGAGGAAAAGTCAATGGTGACTCCGAGGTATATGAAATCCTAGGTGTATCGACACTGGATTATCTTCCATTGTATCGCAAGTTTACTTATACAAATCAAGAATCATATAAACTTGATCATATAGCTTATGTCGAGCTAGGCGAAAAGAAGATTGATTATTCTCAATATGGCAATCTAACCGAGCTGTATAAGCAAGACTACCAACTATTCATCGATTACAATATCAAAGACGTAGACTTGGTGTTGAGACTGGAAGATAAACTAAAGCTTATTGAGTTGGTTTACGCTATGGCGTATTCTGCAAAGACTAACTACGTTGACACTTTTGGTGTAGTTAGGTTGTGGGACATCGTGGTTCATAACTTCTTAATGAATCGCAACATAGTTATAACACCAAAGCAAAACATTCCAGAAATTCCTTATAAGATGGCAGCTTCATCCGAAGATCCAATCACAGGCGAAATCACAGACTATGGATCTTTTACTGGTGCATATGTCAAAGCACCTCAAGTTGGATTACATAATTGGGTTGTATCGTTTGACTTGAATAGTCTTTATCCACATTTGATTATGCAATACAACATCTCTCCTGAAACATATTACGCTCAATGTTCCGGAAATATCGATGTTGATTCTTTCTTAAACGGAGAAGCAAAAGATTGGGATACTGACTTAATCAAAACAGCCAATCGATGTATCTTCGTCAAAGACAGGCATGGATTTCTCCCGGAGCTTATGCAGCAGTACTACGACATGAGAACTGTTTACAAGAAGAAGATGATTGAAGCGCAAAAGAAGTATCAGGAAAATAAATCGTATGAACTAGAAAAAGAAATATCTAGGTACAACAATCTTCAATTAGCGTTTAAGATCATGTTGAACTCAGCTTATGGTGCATTGGGTAATCAGCACTTTAGGTATTATCAATTAGCTTTAGCTGAGTGTATCACTCTGTCCGGCCAAGTTACTATTCGTTGGATTGAGAATAAGATGAATAGTTACTTGAACAGCTTGCTTAAGACAAATAATCATGATTATGTTCTTGCTTCTGACACCGACTCCATTTACTTATGTCTTGATAAGCTTGTAAAGCATGTGTTCAAAGATGAAACTGATACCAAAAAGATCATCGACTTCTTAGATAAAGTTTCTAATGAAAAGCTTGAGCCATTTATTGATAGATGTTATCAGGAGCTGGCTGAGTATACAAATGCATATGCTCAAAAGATGAAGATGAAACGCGAATCTATTGCTGATAAGGGTATCTGGACTGCAAAGAAAAGATACATCTTAAATGTTTATGATTCAGAAGGTGTTAGGTATTCTGAACCTAAACTTAAAATCATGGGAATTGAAGCTATTAAATCATCTACTCCTATGTCTTGCCGTCAATCAATTAAGAAGTCATTAACTATCATCATGACAAAAGATAATGAATCTTTGATTGATTTCATTAAGGAATTTAAAGATGATTTCTTCAAGATGTCATTTGAAGATATTGCTTTTCCAAGAGGTTGTAACGGATTAAATAAATACAAAGATAATAGTTCCATTTATAAGAAAGGAACTCCTATTCATGTTAAAGGTGCTTTGATATATAATCATTTTGTTGATCGTTATAATCTTTCTAAAAAATATCAAACAATCAATAACGGTGATAAAATAAAATATTGTCATCTTCGCTATCCCAATAGATTTAATATTGAGATCATTTCAGCGCCAGCTAATCTTCCAAAAGAATTTAATCTTGATGGTTTGATTGATTATGATATGCAGTTCCAAAAAGCTTTTTTGGAACCGCTCAATGGTGTTCTTGAAAAAATAAACTGGGTAGCAGAGAAATCACAGACTGCAACAATCGAGGACTTTTTCCAATGAGAAAGGTAGACAATTTTGATGATGATTTTGGATTCTCATTACTAAGTGAAGATGAGCTTAAGAAAAGAGAAGACGAAGCAGCTGCTCAAGCAGCAGAGTATGCCGCAACAAAAGCAGCAGAAGCTTTTAAACAAGAATTTGAACAAGAGATAAACAAAACATCTGAATATTATCAAAGTAGATTAAAAGATTTGTATGAAGCAATCATGCCTCTTTTAGTAAATCTATCTAAAGATGATGACAAAGCATACATCTATTGGCCCAACCGACAAGAAAAGATTCAAAGATTTATTGATAAAATAACTAAATTAGCTGATCAATGATATTGATAACATTACTTACAGCTATTTCAATCTCAATCATCTCCGGTTATTATTCTATAATTGGTTTAACTACTATTTTTTCTGGAGCATTTTGGCCAATAGTAATCATGGGTTCATTCCTTGAACTAGGAAAAGTAGTAGCAACCAATTGGCT